CTCTCGAAAACGCTACTCACGCTTCTGTCGCAATGGGTGGTATCGATGACTGGAAAAAACACATAAGCACGACTCAAAAAACTCCATATTGGCGAAGTAATTTACGTGATGTATCATTGTGGATAAAGCCTGAAACGCTACCTGAAGGCTGGGTAGTGGCCAAACCAAACGACGATTTTGTTTACTACAATATCTTTACCGATGAAACAGCTAAAACTATTCCTGAGATAAGAGAACTTGAAAAAAGCAAAACCAAACAATAAAAACATATTACTTTTTAAGTAATATGTATGTAAAACTTAAAATCCGTAGATATCTAAGGCGACGCAACCAAGTTTTGCAACGCTGCGTTTTAATTGTCTTTCAGTTCTTGGCCAAAACATATCATCCAAAAAATCAATGTCACCATTTGCATCTGTAGGAATCCCGGGCATCATTTGAAGCAATCTTGGTATCTGTGTTAAATTCCCACCGGCATAAAAAGCTTTATTGGCAATTGCGAAGGGTAAAGGGTAATGCAATAAATAAACTTTTCCTTCAAAAACTCCCATTGTTTCCACAAAATCTCCTCTATTCCATCCGGCAATTTGTAAAAGTCGAGCTCTGACGTTTCGATCAACACCCGGAGACAGTTGTCTTTCCCCGGTTTGCATAATAGCGTTTTTAAGTGCTTCCCTTCTTCTGTAACTATTAGGTCTTGCCTGAAAAGCTGTATAAGCATCCGCTACAGCTCCCTCATTTTGTGCTTCGACCCAAATCCCATATAACCATTCGTCAGGATATTCGGCAACATATGCTCTAACTGCGTGGCGAGCAACTAATCTTTGTTCTCGCGCATTTCTAGTTGCCCTACAAGTCCCTTCCGGTAGGGTTCCATAGTTCGCAGCGGGGATATTTAGGTGTCTTGCGTTAACCCTGCGCATAAACCGCCTAACGCGATTTGCTGATCTACGTCTTCGGGTGAGATATGCTTCTCTTTCTCGGGGGTCAGTAAAAAGTTGAGACAAATCTCGACCCGCGAAACCTCGTGGTTGTTGTACCATACGTGCCATTTCACGTCTTATATGTTCCGGTAGGTATAGATCTTGATTTACATCTCCTGCTAACGTTAAACGTCGTCGGGCATCCCGAGCAGCAGCTTCTGCCATGTTTCTCTTAAGTTGCTGTCGTCTTCTTGATCGACGTCTTTGTTCTTGACGATCTTGGTTGTTCTTTTTTCTACGCCTTCGTTGTTTTTGTAAAGCCTTGCGACTTTTTGTTTTTCCAGACTTTTTAACTCTAAATTTGGGTTTTCTGGAACTTACACGTGGTTTATTGTACATATTTATTAAAAACTGATATTATCCCATGAAAAAAAATAATGTGATATGACTATCGAAGGATACGTACCCAAAAAACAGAATATTAAGAAAAGAATCAGACCAACTCTTATAAACCAAGCCACACATTCAAATCTTGTAACTAAAAAAGATATGTCTACTCAAACTTTACCTCTGCAAGATTTAGACCAGGGTGATTTTGGTATGACTAAATACGCGATTGTTTGCTTTGGAATAGCATTATATTTTATGCTGTACCCAGTATGGTAAAAATGTATTACATTTTGATACCGAATATCGGTGTCAAAATTAAACAGTTGGGGCCAGCGGATTCTCAGGCGGAGGAGCACCTCCCGCGGGAATACTAGCAATTTGGCCGTCAATTCCAGGACCAACCATGTCTTTATTAGATTTAAGAACAGTTGGGTAAGTTCCCGTGTAAGCCACATCGTAATCTATTTCTTCAGTTAAGTCATTTGTTCTACCCGCTAAGTTGGACGCGTGTATAGTAGCGTCGTTGCTTAACTTGGAAACAAGAACTTGCTGTCTTGAAACCCCGTCTCCCAGAGGAACTGGATTGTTTTTGTCTACTCCCAATGAAACTGCATTTTTGGGTTTAATGTAACCTATTCCTACAGCTCCCGAGGCATTTGGAACTGTGCTATTTGGCTTAGACAATTTTGATGTACTTTTACTTGAGTTTGCTTTCATGTAACCCTGACCACTATTGTATCCGTTACCTATTAACTGTTCGCGCAAAGCTTGTTTGCTTTCAGCGGTTGTGTAACTACCTTCAGTGTAAGGCAATCCATCTTCCGGTACAGCTCCGCTGCCAGCCAGCAATAGATAATTGGGCAAAAGAATGTTTTGACCTGTGGGAAATCCATAGGCGTATAATATTAAATCGGCCGGCGGTGGTGGTGTCAAGAAAATGGTCCCTGTAAGGGGGTCCCCAAAATTATTACTAGGTAACCCACCTGGAGCTGGTGCTGCGCCGCCACCGTTTGGTAATTCTGGTATAGGTAAATTAGCACCGGCAAGAATACTTGGCTGAAATCTTCTTGCCCCGAATATACCTTTGGTTTTGGAAATACGAGGATACATTTCAAATACTTGATGCGGCGCTCCACCACGACCGTGTTCACCTGAAATTCTTCCCATGTTTTTAAAGTTACTGGAACTAGCAAGTGTCGGTGTTTTAATGATAACGGTACCAACAAAAAGACTGGCGAAAATTATTTGGTCAGCTGGTCCAGGTCCGCCGTTTGGAACTTGAATTAAATCCCCAACTTTGTATCCAGTTCCCGGATTAACTACGGTAGCAGAGGTTACACTTCCTCTACTGTCGGTCAGCACTGCCAATGTCATTCCAGTACCACTTCCTGTAACCGTAATTGTGTTTGTGATAAAAGGAACACCGGCGGTAATTACAAAAATAAAACCACCGTTGGCTAATGTCACGGTAGTAAAACTACCAGCTCCAATTCCACTAACGTCTTCATTAAATGGTCCGGCTGGAACAGACACAGCATTTTTCGGCAAACCCGGCTGTCCAGATACATTTAAATTTTCTAAATTAATTGCTTGTGTTTCACTTCCCACGTACACTCCATTGTCAAATTGCCAAGACACATTGTCATCCATATAAGAATCGGGTACTTTTACTTCCGGCGGTGTGACTTGTGAAGGTCTTAGTGCTTGTGCGATACCTGCCACCAAGTCGTTTTCTTCCCCGGGCGGTACCATTGCACTACCACCAACGTTAGATCCAAATGGCAAAGTCACAGCTTTACTTTTAGTTCCGGCAATAAAAACACCGACAAGCTTAGTTCCATCGCCGCGTTTGGAAGGGGGAACTCTTGAATCGTTGTTTGGTAAATATTGAATTCCACCCGGATTGGCATCTTTTCCAAATTCTACATTTCCACCTCCAACAATAATATTTTCATCAATTGTATTTGCTATCAATCCTTTTTGGGGTTCATTTGGTCGCATGCTTAATTGACCAATTGGTCCATAAGGCTGAGTTGTAGGTAAAGCTCCGTTTTTGTTAAGACCAATCGGCCCTTCTGGTATTTTAAAAGAACCAGGAGCGAAATCCGTTGTAACACTGCCGGAATTATCCCGTAGAAAGTTCATAGCTGGTGTCCATGGGTTTAATTCTGACTGATATCTTCTTTCTGGGATTGGCTTTAAATTTTGTGGATTAGGTACAAACGGAATGTGTTGTTTTATAATACTACGTCGCAAGGGAACAATTCCCGTACTAGTAATTTGTGCGCCTGTTACTGACATTTTATTTACAATGGAAATAAAATTTAAGTTACAATTCAACATTTGTAACCCTTCTCGATATTTGCTCTCGCATTATTAGTTTCAAGGGGAGTTTGGGTCTTGATGGCTTCGCTTTCCGGGAAATAAAAGCTGGGGTCAACTTTAGGATTAGCGATGCCAATCACGGCGCATGCCATTCTTCCACCAGCATTACCCGTGATTTTGCTTTGTTTTTTCAGCTCGGCGACAGCTTTTGCGGAGTCAATCCTACCGTTCGTAAGCACGTCGTAACCTCGTTCCATCGCGAGGGTTGCCACATTACCAGCGGGGCAATTTGTATAAGGAGTAATATCGATTGTGTCTTTTAAACTTCCAAGGAGTCTTCCATCTGGTGCAATCTCATAATTTACAACTCCTTTTGAACCAAGGTCATCACGTAGTTCGTGTATCATAATAGTTCTACCCACTACCTCTTGAGGAGAAAGCTCGCTGTCAAAGTATTGAAGAGCCACTCGATAGACTCCCTTTTTGTTTTTATATGGCTGTATGTTGTTAATCATGTCGCCAGCATGCCTTTCGCCTTGCATTAGGTATGAGCCATGCTTTGTATTGTGAGGATTATAGTGACCCCCGGCTGACATGCATCCACCGGAAACATCCCCGTATTCATGTACGTGGATAGCATGCATTTGATTTGATGCGAATCCGCGCAAAAATATTGTTACTAACGATTTGTACCCATTTTGATTATAAGGTTCAAATTTTACAAATCCTTCGAGACCACCTTGCCCATTAAATGTAGCAATTGATGAAGATTCTGTGTTTCCCATTTATTGTAATACATATATATCATTTAAACTGTTCGGCAATTAATAAAATGGACGGATATACATTTGAAGAATGGAACTTTGATAATTGCTTTTTTCCATTATTGGACGCAACATACATTTTGTATTTAGAAGGTTCCCCGCGCCTTTCACAAATCAAAACTCAAATATTTAAAAATCCTCCCAGCAAAAAAGTGTATTTAGTTAGAAATTTAGGCTACAAAAAAGTTACGAAGCCGTTAATAGAACAAAGTACCCGTGCAGATTGCTCTGCTAGTCATTACATGGCCGCTAAACACGCTTTAAAGCATAATTACGAAAATGTTCTTATCATGGAGGATGACTTTATATTTTTCGACGATATATATGATAGTTGTACTATCACAGAGATAAGTGACTTTATTAAAAACAATGACATACGTAGTTACTTTTTAGGGGTGTTTCCTTTTTTCATGTTTCCAGCTACAATAGATTTTAAGCATTTTAAAATATTATGGGGCGGTGGCGCTCATTGTATTATACACACTTCTAGCGGCATGAAACAATTTGTTAAAGATTTTGAGGCCGATCAAAATATAACTATCATGGTAGATATTTATTTGGCTGGAAAAAACGCTTACGCATATCACAAATGTTTGTGTAGTCAATTGATGCCAGAAACCGAAAACAGAAAAACTTGTTGGGGGAAAGATACAGTAGGAAATTTTGCTACTTGGGGAATAGAAACACTAAATTTACATAAACAAGCAAATGGCTGGGGTATTAATTTTCTGTATATTTTAGGTAAATACTGGTGGCTTATTTTAATATGTTTGGGTATTATAATTTACGGGGTAATCAAAGCAGTCAATTAAAATTTGAGTAAATATAAATGGAACCAATAACTGTTGGTTATATAATAGCCTTTGTGGCGGCAGTTATTACAGCGGGAATATGGAAAT